AAACGCTTGTCATTGCTGTTTTTGGAATAGAATAATTTCCAATATTCTGAATCGTTGGGCATCATGCACTGAAAAGATTGATCAATTCCTTCTTCCAGTCATCGGCGTATTCGCAATCTCGGTAACCATCGAACCACGGACCACCTTCCGTGTAGTGTAATACTTTTGGTGTGCCGTCCCTTGGTTCTTTGTACCAACCTACTAGCCAATTGTATTCTAAGGGTAATGATCCTATCTCATTGTCTTCCAACCAACTGAACCTGTGTAGGAACTTTGGCGATTCTTCGTTCAATAGTTCTGGTGTGAGTATTTTGTTTTTTGGATGTTCACAGTTCCACAATACCATGCTTGACCAGTTCTTCCTGGGATATGATGTCTGAACCTGTCCGTCCATTTTTGTTGTTTCTTTGGGAGTGTAGTCGTGTTGCACCACGACAACTGCTTTCGAGTCGTCACAGTATTTCACAAGTTCGTGGCTTGGTATCTTCCAAAGGAAATCACAGTCGCAGAACACCGCCCAGCCTTTGAAGTCATTCATGTATGGCACGAAGAACCTAGTGAACGTGAACTCCGTTGACGCCAACTTGTCCACAGGCCTGGTGTACAGTCCTTGGTCCCGCATCTGTTTTTGTTTGAGGGGTATAACTTCAGCAGATGGATCTCTACGCTTGATTGAGTGCTCGCAAACTTGATATGCTATGTCTTCTCTGCTGTCGTGCCCTACGTAAATTTTCATTTTCTTCCTGAGACTATTTGGTGTATGTCTTGCCAATTACTTACACGTATAATATCAGGATGTTGTAGGTCTTGATTGTATGGGTGGTCTATTAATATAGGCTTTAAACCGTATTTGAGCCCGGCTACAGCGTTGTTTGGCTTGTCCTCGACCCAATACAGTCCGGTGTCGTGAAACTCCGCTAATGCACTGTCTTTGTCGGCACCCGTGCCAAGTATGTGGTAATTTGTGAACACATGCTCGCCAAACAGTTCACCCAATCTTCTCTTACGTAACTGTTGTGCTGGTATATCTGATGTCTGAGATGTGATAGGTATGAAGGTCCAACCCTCGGCCGCCAACAGTTTGACCCACGTCTGTGACTCCGGCATAGGTCTCTGTGTGCCCATCCAAGCACTCCTGTTGAACTCTCTTATGTGTTTTCTGATCTCGTCTTTTGTCACACCAAAACGTTCTGCCATCTCGTATGTGTTCTGTTTGTCTGGTAGTAATCTGTGAGGATGATATCTAGCACCTCTCTCATCAAACAGTGTCTTTTGTAACATCCATTTTGTGAAATGGTGTTCCCATTCCAACAGTACACCGTCTACGTCTGTGAGTATTATTCTATTATTTGATATCGGCATCTTCCATCCCTGCTACTCTCAGTTTCACGATGTTTGTTATCTGCCATTGTTTCTGATCCAGTCCTTTGGTTATGCCCAGCCATTGATTTCTGATTAATGCGAAGTCATTTATTATTTTGTCCATGTCTACAACATCATCCTCGCCGTCCACGTACTTCTCTGCATCTCTGCTTGATAGTGCTCTGTTGTAATTTTCCAAGTATTTCCTGAAAGTCTTTGATCTTAATCTACGTAATTCTATGTTTAGGTATTCCAATATCGCTTCTAACTGTTGCAGTTGACTGAATCTTTCTTCCACTATGCCTGGCAGTGACGCACTGGCCCTTTCCAGGTTACCGTATATTTTACACTGCTTCTTGGCTTCGATCAACTCCTTGTCGAAGTATGCCACACAGTCTGGTATCTTGTCTAGGTTTCTGCTGACTTCGTTGTACCAATTAATCATCTTCGCCGTATCCGTATGACTCTTCGTCTTCCTCGAACACAGTGTTGATCGCTTCTTCTAACTTGGGATCGTATTCGGCAGACGCCTTGATCTCGTCTTGCTCCACTCCTATGTCCTCTAGGCTCTTAATAAAGTCTATGGCACAGTCCAGTTTCTGTCTCTCTGGAACGTAGTGTGTTATGGAGTTCCATAACCTTTCGATGTCCTCGTGTGTAAAGTCTATCATTACTCTTCTTTTTTACTCTTTGCTTTTGGTTTTGTTTCTGTTTCTACCTCGATAGGGGCATCGGTGTCTTCCACTTCTTTGGGTGCTTCCTCTTTGAACTCTGCCATTATCATATCTAATTTATCACCAGTCCACGCTTTTCTGAAATCTATGTGTTCTTTACCTGCCTTATCAATGTATTTCAGCCTGTTTCCTGTTTGAACTAAAAGACCTTTTTTCTCGAACAGGTCTACAAGTCCACTGTATGGATCCATGCCTGTGTCATAAGGAATTTTTACTTGTACACCTTCAAAAGGTTTAGCATATCTAGTCTTCATTACCTTACAAGCGGCTCTGATACCTCTTACTTCTGATATCTTGTTGCCTTTCTCGTCTTCTTTCAATTTTAGTTTTTTCATTGCAATTACAATAGAACTCGCATAGATAAATCCTTGTCCACCTGATATCTTGTCATCTGGATCAAACATATCCTGTGATGCGTATGTATGATTGGTTGCTATGAGTCCCACGTTCCAACTACCAAACATATTAACACAGTTCCGTACAAGAGCAGTCAACGCCTTGGGTTTTCTACCTAGGTCACCTTTCATGTCACCTGCTTCAAACTGGTTAACATCTGTTGGTGTAAGCATCATACCTAAACTGTCTATAACAAATAGTACTTTTGGTGCACCCTCTTTGTTGTCTGCGTGTTGCTCTCTGTAACCTTTCATGAATTCCGATATGGTCTTTGCTACATCGTCTACCATTGACATGCTTAATTTTAAAAGTTTGTCTTCTGATGTGTCCACATTCAATGCCTGTAGCCACTGTTCGTCTAGTGCATTCTCTGTGTCAATCAGTATAACGAAGATGCCTTGCTCTTGTGCATTTTTTATTATGTTTCCTGATGCTATGTAACTTTTACCTGCTCCTGATTCTCCTGCAAGTACTGTCACTTTTCCTAGTGGAATACCTTTGTTGAAATCACTGGTCATCAAATAGTTTAATGCATAATTTCCTGTTGATATCCAATCTGTGGGATCGCTGAATCCTATGCCAAGTCCTTGTATGGACTTTGTGATGCTTTTTCTAAATTTTGTTGCGTCAAATACTTTTGTCATAATTTTGTCCTTTGTGTCATCTATTTTAGCATACCTAGGCCCTAACGTCAATATTAGGGCCTTGGTAAAATGTCAGATTATTTTGCTTGTCTTGATCTAATTAACTTCAAGATGTCTTCTGCTCTCTTGGCACTGTCACCTGCAGGAGCCGCCGTTGCCGGAGCCGCCTCGGGTTGTGGTGCCGGTGCACTATCAGTCACAGGTGCCGCTGTTGGGGCCGTTTCTGCCACTTGTGTCGCCGCTGGAGCCGATGCTGTTGGTACTTGTACCTGTGGTTTACCTTGGTAAGCCACGCCTGCCGGTCTGAAGTACTGTCCATACTGCTCAAGATCATAAGCCTCACCTTCCACAGATTTAGCAAATAATTCTGCAATTATTTTTACCTCTGCTTCGGTTGGCTCTTTTGGTCTGAAGTCACCTAGGTTGTGCAACCCGTGTGTGTCGATCGCGGCTCTCTCTGCCTCGTCTAACGGTCTTTCCCTTCTTGACCATTTTGATGTTGAGTAATCAGCATAACCACCTTTGGTTGTCTTAGTGATCCTGAAGTCCACACCTTTCAAGTAATCAGTTGGCATTTCTTCCATCTCTGGATCCATCAGTGCCCCTCTGATTATGTTGAAGATCTGAGGTCCAATTATGAATCTTCTGATCGGATTCTCAGGTGTTGAGTCTTCTGCTAGTGGATTCGTTGTGACAAAACCCTGGAAAATGTAACTTTTCTTCTTCCAGTATTTTCTGCCCATGTCTTCCATGCTCTTGTCTTTGAACCACGGTCTCACTTCTGTGAGTACTGGACAAGTCTTCCCATACATTTCCATGCATGGTACTTGCACTGTCACTGGTCTACTGTCAGTCTGACCTTTGATACCAGCGAATGGTAACTTGATCATGTTCCTTTCGGTCCAGAAGAATGTGTTGGTCTCGTCCTTGTCTGGTAAGAACCTGACCACTGCTTCTGATCCTTCTGCTATATTCCAGTGTGGGTAGATGGCGTTGTCTCCGCCTGTGTTGGAAGTGGAGCGATTCACTTCTTGAGATTTTAACTTCGCTCTTATTTCAGCCAATGATGCCATAATGTAAGCCTCCTTT